ATACGACGCCATGCAGCCATAATCGGCTTGGTGTTGTCGTCAGCTACGCACATAAATACGTTAGCAACGCCGTTAGCAACAGTAGTAGTACCATCACCGAATGAACCAGTCTGTAGACGGTTTGAAGTGATGATGTTCCAGCCATATAGATTCATCATGAATTGGTGGTCACGATCCCATCCACTAGCAAGAATCTTCTCGCCGAAGGGGGTAACGTCACGACCAATTGAGATGAGCTTATCCAGTGTAGCACCAACAACAGGGTCAACGATAGCAACACGGCCAGCCATAGGAACGTTAGCCTTGTCGAAAGCCAGCTTCATGTTAATGAAGTGTGACAGAGCAGCAACGTTGTTAACTTCGGCTGAGGCAATGCGGTGGGCAAAGCCGTTAATTGTGTTAGGGTTGGCGTTAGTCTGTGAAGTGTTACAACGACGCAGGAAGCGTGATTCAAACGTTTCTTGAATAGCACGAGTTGATTCGCTTGAGCGAGCAGCCATCAGGGCTTCAACTTGAGCACCGTCTTCACGGAGTTCGTCAGTTACATACCAAGCATCACCAACATAGTCAGTAATGGTTAGCAATACTTCACCTGATTCGATAGGGCTATAATCGAACGGAACTTCTTCAGCGCCGTCTTGGATAGTTACTGAACCGATGGTTTTGATGTGCAGTGTGTTGCCTGAACCGAAATCAGAAACGTTGCGATAGAAAGCGCCGGGTAGAAGACCATCTTCTAGGTTACGCAGAATGAACGCAGAATACTGTTCGGCTTCAATAAACGCAGTGCTGTTTGCACGGTTTTGTGCCATTTATTAAGTCCTTTTAAATACTTTGTTATAGACAGTCGGATTACTTAAGTCGTAAGTAGTAAGACCCTGCGCTAAAAGCTCATCTACCATTAGCTTGGCATTCTGAAGTTCTGCACGTTGTTCTTGACTGGTAGCACCAATTAGAACAGGTTTACTGTTACGACCAATAGCCGAATTACTAGGCGGATTGATTGCCGCCGTATTCACTGAACCACCAGGAACAAGTCCTGGCTTTTGAGGCTCAGAACGAATACCTAGGGCAGCGAGAGCAGCGCTCGGACTTTTAGCGGCTAAAGCATTAATATCTGCTTTAGACATACCGAGTTCTGTGGCTTTGCTGTAGAAAACTTCTTCAGCTTTTTCTCCAAATTGTTCACGAACCTTAGCAACAACTGCTTGAATATTTGCAGCTTGTACAGCTTGTTCTTGAACTTTGGTCAACTGAGAGTTAACTAGATTAGCAATTACCTCTTCATCAACACGCGCTGGCTGGTTAACCGCTGTGTTCTGATTCTGAGTTAGCTGTCGTACAGTTTCTTCAAGAGTAGTGATCTTATCCACTTGAGGCTTTAGCTCATTCAATTGACGTTCCTTTTCATCAAGCTGCTGCTTGAGAGTAGGAATGTATTCTTGAGAAGCTTTAAGAGCCTTCAGTGCATCTTCTACTGAACGGTACTTAGGCTGTCCCTGTTCATTACGAATTTCCATTAGCATGGTGGCTAACGCATCGTTCTGATTAGGATCGGGATTGCTACCCGCATTAGGGATTGCAGGGGTCTGCTGATTAATTTCGTTTCCGAAGATAGTCTGGTCTGACATTATCTCGATGATACTTTCTAAGAAGTGAATGGTGGATGGTCTAGGTAACGATCCTAGTGGGCATTGCATCTGTTTTACAGACAGACCTCGCTCCTTACGAGACTACCCATCCATGGTGCCTCATGCCTGAATCGAACAGACATCAGAGCGTTACAAAGGCCCTGTTTTCCCATTAAACTAATGAGGCATAACTGGCGGAGCGTAAAGGAATCGAACCATTACCCTTTCAAGAGTAGCCAGGTTTTCAAGACCTGTTTGTGCCCTGCACGCTACGCTCCTAAGTATTTGATAAGGTTCGTTCGTAAACTCACTCACTCTTATCTATACTATATATTATATACAAAGTATAATACCGTAAAATATTACTCTTCTAGACTAGAAGCTGCTAAAAGTGAACGTATTTCGCGTAAAGCTCGTTCGTATCCGATTGCGTCTGCTTGTTTTAACGCCCAAGAAGGACTAGCATACTCTTCTTCGGATACTCTTTTTGTGCGTCTACTCTCAATCTTTTCTTCTAAAATTTGAGTGAGCCTAGAGCGTAAGAGAGCTGTGGCTTGCAGCTCTCTTTCCATCTCTACACGTTTCTCACCTGTTAGACCTTTGGTCCAGGCTGTCTTATATGCCATTACATTTCAGGAACTTCTTGTTCCATTGCAAGTTGGTTTTCATCTTGTGCGATTGCTGACAAGCGTTGTTGTTCAGCACCTTCGTACACAGCGGAGTTAGGACTGAATAGATCAAAGCGTGACAGACCAAGCATGTCTTCAACCATAACCGTGAGGTTCTTTGTATTGACATGAGGAGCAATCTGTTGCCATAGCTGCGTATTAGCAAGACCTGTAATGTTCTGAACAAGCTGAGCCTTAGCAGCAAAGTGTCTAGCACCAATAGGACGTAGCTTACCAGAAGCTGTAATGTCATCTTTCGTAATCTTCATGAAAGAGGTAACACCTAGATCATTATCAATTACGCGAGCTACATCTTCTCTGTCCATGCTACGTCTAGCAACTTCCAACATAGCGTTTAGAACTTGTTCTAGAAGCTCAATCTCAAAGTGTGTAGTTTTCTCTTGGAAGATACGACCAGCAGCATTCTGTAGCTGTTGTACTTCGTACATGGTCTTTTCACCAGCAGAGCGGATGCCCATAGCCTCTCTAGGAGCGCCTGCATACTGCTCCATACGCATCTCTAGGCGATCAATTGAATTATCCGCTTGGATGACCCATTGAACGTTTCTAGCAAGCTCTGTAACAGCTCCATTCTCATCGATATGGATTTCGGCGTTAGGACCCCAATCAAAGGCTTCTACTTCACCTTGGATAACCAAAGGAGGCATGATAGCTAAGTCCATAGCATCTGCCTTTACGTTCTCTAGGTGATCTAGTCGATATTGCATACCTACTAGGTTTTCCAGAGGCCCCATTGACCAAAGGTTGTCAGGTCGGCTTCTCCATCCTACATGGTAAATTGGAGCATGACCAAGCCAGGATGGGAATGGCTTATCTTCTACAACGAAGAATCGATCAATTACCATGATCTCTCGGCCTGTCCTTAAGACTTCGTTCTCATCAAAAATATCTCCGTAAAAAGTTAGAACTTCTACGTAGTTACTTTGGAGATACGTCTCATAGTTCCCAAAGCCATCAATCTGCATTCCTTCGGCTTTATTTAGGTCTTCCCACCCAAACTGCCTTCCTGCATTGATAATCGCTTGGCGGCCCTCTAAAGCCTTTCTAAGGGCACTGTTCTCTGGTTGGTTCTGTGCCATTGATGTCAGTTCACCAATTGAGTACAGAGAACGGATGATTTTGAAACTGTCCTTGAAACTAGTAGCCAAGGGATTGAACACGATGTCTAGGGGACTAATTCGCTTAACACGAGGTCCCATGTAAGACACTGTTTTCTCTCCTCGATTATTTTCTACAAAGCTGCTTTCATACAACACAGTAGCAAAAGCATTGCCATAGTCAATATAATCAAGAAGTAGCTTACTCATTTCTGTTCGGAAATGGCTTGTACGTGTCTTGTTAGAGATATATGATTCAATAGCTTTTCGTTTATTATCTGTATCGTCTGAAGCTGTGTATGCCTCCCAACGAAGCCAATCATCGTTAGGGAAGAGAGCAGAAATATAATTGGAATGTAAGTTGTCACGAATCTGACAAAGCTTAGGAATAGTTGTACTATTCTTCCAAGGCAACTTACTATTTGTAGTGGTAGAGGTATCTGTTGCAAAGATGTAGTTTCTAAGCTCTTTCCAACTCCCTACAATGGGATTACGTTCGATATTGTATTTGTGCCAAGTTTGACCAATATATTCGGCCATTTTATTAGCACCACCCATTCCTTTAAGAACTTGTAAAGGGGTAGTCATTTAATTCCTTAACGATAAGCCACCCCACCAAATCGGGGATGATAAACGATTTTA